GTCAACATATAATTGTTTTGCGGTTAGAAAATTACGATACCACATCCCATCGGTGTCTTGTGGAGTGCCTGAGGTTGTAGTTCGTCTTGGAGTATCTATGTGGAGAATATCGTTTCCACCAACGAATAAAATTTTGTCTATATGAAAGCCTGCGGACTTGTCTAAAATGCCTTGTACGCCTTCTAAAACACGTTGTACGGCTATTTGAGAGTTGTAATCTTCTCCAGTTTCAAACGCATCGCATAGTTTACCTATGTGGATGTCAGCAGGGTCTATGACTAACAGGTGTCCTTCTTCGCTTTGAGTTCGTGTTAACGTAGGATAAGACGGACTATGCTTTGCCATTTCTCCTAACAACTCATCTTTGAACTCGTTGAACTTGTCTTCTTGTCCGTTAAAGTTTGGATTCTTAAAGAATAATGATGCCTGCTTAGATTTTAACCATCCGTGTTTTACGTTCTTGTCATCTAACCCCATTGAGTTAGATTCTTTTTTTATCGCTCTGTATTGTTCAATGATTTCTACCTCATCTGATTTTAAGCGATAGCGTGTTTGTCTCATAGCGTTGGTTTAAAGTTGCGCAGTAGCCAGTTTGTTATCATTCCTACTACAAATCCCAAAACTAACAATAAAATGTTAGGTTTAGGATTTTTGCGCTTTTCAGTTTTCCATTTGACGACCTCTACTTTTTCAATCATTCGTAGGGTATCTCGTTTTAGTTTGTACTCAATACGCTTCTCAAATCGCGTTTGAGGCACGAAAGAACGCTTGTAACGAACGATTGTATCTTTTTGGACTAATACCCTTTCCCACATAATAGAGTCCCTTAAAACGTACGGAATTGAATCAACCGAAGTTATTTGAATTGTATCGGCAACCTCGTCGCACTTATAACCCTTTTTAAAGGCTTTACGGACGTGGTAATTTACCGAGCAAGATGTCGCAAGTATTGCCAATAAAAGCGACAAAATAACGGAACTAACCGCCAATCTCGAAGTGCATCCAGTCATAGTTCTTTTCTTTACCGAGTGAAATAAATCCGTGTTTATAAAAAATGTCAATCATTTGCTTGTACTCAGGACGTGCAAAGCGTGCAGTCTTACTTGTCTCTTTCAAAGTATTTCTCGCAGGGTCTAAGTCTATTGCAATACCCCAAGCGTGCTTACTCCAAGACGAACCGCCTCGCATTTTACGAAAGTTAAAACATCCTCCGTAAAGGTCTATTCCTAACTCTACCAAACGTTCGTATCCGTAAGTTGCTAAAAGTTCGTTAAACACGCTTAAAAACGCATCTGCGACAAGTTTATGGCAACGCATCTTTGTTACTTTGGTGTCTAAATCCCAAGCAATGCGCATTGGGTAAGGAAGTTTGATTGTAGTTAAATACGTTCCTGTTTCGTTAGGTTGTCCGTATTTGGCTAAGGCTTGGGCGGTTGTTATCATTTGTCAAGTTTTTTACTCCATACAGTTAAACCTATTGCAGTAGCCGAGTAAGTAAGTAGCCCGACAAATACAAACTCGTGAACTTTAAACGGCTTGAATAGTGGTATAATAGCATAAAGAACCGCAATCCAGAACGACGTAAAAGCAGACAGTCTTTTAATTGACCATTTTCCGTTAGGCTTTAAGGTTTCGTTTATTAGTTCTTTTATCATTTGGCAATACGGCTAAAAGTTTTTCAGGTAGGTTTATTCGTGTTTTGGTTGCTTGTCTAAAACTCTGCTCTTTGTAGCAGTCGTAAAGTGCAGTCTCAACTTTGTTCAATCGGTTATCCGTATGCCACAACCATAAGCAAAGAACGCCTGTAACGCCGTATTTTTTTACAATGGTAACAAACTCAGTCATTCGATTCCTTTTTGCTTAGATAAATACGGAGCTTCTCTACATTCGTGTTTTTAGGGCTATACTTTAAACCCTTTGGTCTGTTCTTTTTCATATAAACCAACTGGTGTAATTGTTTGTAGTGTCAGGGTACATATCTTGGTCAACGTTCTGATTGTACTCAGGGAATAAATCTTGATTGAAAGACATATAACTAATGAAACGCTCCGTGTAGTGTTGAGCGATTTGACGCTCTTTCTCTAATAAAAAGTCTACTTCGTTTTTCTCTACGTTTTCAGCGTTCTCAGATGAGTGCTTGTAAACGCCCTTGTTGGCGATTGTGTAAGCTGCGAAAGGGAGATATTCAACGAGACTCCAATGGATGAGCATTGGCTTAACGTATGTGTCAGTAAGTGTCTTATAGTTACCTGTCAGCGTTCCTGCAATAATCAAGGTTTGTAGCTTCTCAAGTAGTTTAGTGCCTAAGTATGTTTGTATGTGGATGTCCTGAGCAATCTTAACGAACTGAATGAACTTATCAGTATCTACATTTCCGTTGACTGCAGTAAAACGAACTATATCGTCTCTTGTAATTAATAGTGCCGTTGCCATTGTTAATCGTTTTTAGGTAAGTAGCCTCTTGTTGGTGTGTCAATAGGACGAATAGAAACCAAAGCCTCATTCTTTACAACGTAGCCTAACTTCTCTGCTTTACGGACTGCTACTTGCTTTAATTCTTTGCTACCTACGTTCAATGCCTTACCTGAGAAAGTTGCGTAGACTTGTTTATTCCATCTATGGTGACAATTAGCACCACCCTTGTACAACCAAATATCATAAGTAGCAGCTCCACGAGGGCCAAATCCCGAATTAACTTGTTGGTTGCTCATTCTTTGGATATCCTCTTTGCGGTAGATTTTTTTAGCTGACATCATTTGTCTGCAGAAGTCTCTGCCTTTTCCGCTTTTACCACCAGTTTCACCTTGATAAACATAACGTGTAATAAACTTGATGCCGTCAATTACCTTGTCTTGTTTAGATGTGATGTTAGGACGAGCATCTCCTGTGCTTACAAAGTTCCAAACTTTTGACAATAAGGTAGGTTCTAGCTCTTTAGAGAGCATTTCGTTCTCTAAGTCATCAGAATCATAGTCCACAGGTGCTTCGTCTATTAGAAGCCAATTTTCGTCAGGTGTCTCACCAAGTGCAATAAGCTGCTCGGCTACACCTTTAGGCATCTGACTGCTAAGTTCAGTTCCTGTTTCCTCTGCAACTTGCTCTTCAGTTACTGCATTTTCCAAGTCTACAAACTCAAGCGGTTTGAGAGTCTTGAAGAATAGGTTAAGCGAGATATTGTTAAAGGCTAACATCTTGTCAATGGCATCAATTATCTCCTCTTGGAAAGGCTTAATCACCATATTGTTGAAAAGGATAAAAGAGTTCTCAAGCTCATCAGCGTTAGAAGAGAATCCGTTTGTAGAAGCAACACCAAATAAAAGCGGAGATGTTACGTTGTGTCCAAGCATAATCTTACGTAAACACTCTTCGCTTAAATATGTGTAGTGTTCAGGTGCGTCATTTAAAGGGATGTCCTCAACCGTTGTGCGAGTATCCATATTGTCGTTGAAAGCTACAATCACTTTCTGACCTTTAGAACCAGTCAACTTGCCTAATACCTTTGCAGAGATGATTTCTTGCTGCTCTAATGTAGGTACTCCGTTGTTGAAGTTAACTACCTTAGTTCCTGAGAATCCGTTTTGAACCTCGTTGATTAGGTAGTCGGAGATTTCCTCTTCTAAAAGTGCGTAAGGTACTGCACCTTGATAGTCAGGATAAGCATAATACTTCATTCCTACGGCATAAGGTTTAGAGAATAGTATTTCTACCTTCTCTCTACCGAATCCAAACGCAGGGAAACGCTTAGGAACGTATTTCTTTACGTCTGACCAATCGTCCGAGTAATAGTAACCTTCTATCTCTCCGTCTTTATTGCATTTTTCAGCACGAATCAAATTTACAGGAATATGATAAGCCTTGAGAATCTTGTCGTGCTTGTCGTTGTAATGTACTTGAATAGAGAATTGACCAAACAACTTGCGGTCTAAAGCAATCTTACGCAAACAATCTTTAGAGATTAAGGTCATCATTTGAGCGTACTCGTTAGGCTTGCGGTTAGCATCCGTAGCTGAGAGTCCTTTTCCGTAGATAAGGCGTGAGATATTGTTTATAATAGCGTTGTTCGTGGTAGAATTAGTGTATCTATCAATCAAAAACTGATAGTAACTGCCTCCGTCTGCACCATCATAATTTACCCAAGCATCTCTCTTACTCTCTTCGATTGTAGGAGCGGTGTAGGCAGATAGATTTAAAACGTGTATGTTACTCATAAACGATGTATGTATTTGCGGTTGTATTTGAAACGTACTCACCTGAGTTAACCGAGAAGTTTACTATGTTTTGGTCAGTACAAAAAATTCTGTCTTTGTAGACGATGTCAGTTCCTTGTTTTAGAACTAAGTCGTAGAAGTGTCCTTCTTTTAATGCGAAGGATGCAGTTATCGTGTTTATGTAGTCTCCTTGCGTTGAACTGGTGATGGATACTGTAACAGGTGTATTTGTTTGGTCATCCGTAAGAATCATTGTATTAAACCCATCACGAGGAATGAATGAAAACGTCTGAGCTGATGTAGATGTAGTTAGGACTATCATACTACTACAAGTCAAATGAGGCGATTTGTTGCCAAATAAAAAAGGGAGACCTAAGCCTCCCCTTCCACGCTATGAAAAAACGAATTAGACAGTAACGATATTAGCAGTACCGAAAACATCACCTGCACCACCTGCAAGACCTGCCTCGTTTGAGCAGTCAAGAAGATTAGCGTAGAGTTTCTCAGTTCCTACGAAAGTCAATGTGTAACCATTAAGGTCGCCCATTGCAGTACCGTTAGACACGTTTGCAGTAGTGATTTCCATTCCGTGTTCTAAACCTGCAAGGAAGAATTGGTTGTTGCGGTTTTTAACAACGATGTGAGGACGTCCGTAAGCCATTAACTTAACACTTTTATGCGTTGTAGCATCTTGTTTTTTAAGGGTAACGGTAAGCGTTTGCTCAGCGAATGTAGTACCGTTCTCACGGCTTGAGTTATATACTTGGTCAAAAGAGTTAGTTCCTTTGAGTTCGTATTTGTATAGATTAGCAACGTTAGCGATTGTATCAATGGTATCAGTACCAGCTACATAAGCAACGTCAGCGGAAGAGAAGTCTCCGTAATTGATGAAGTAGATAGCGTCAATACCACCTACTGCGTCTTTACATACTTCTAAGCGACCATTTGC